GACTAAAGAAATGGACGATAATGAAAGACAAGCGTACGGACTTAAACCGCAATATGTTGCAAAGACTAGAAAAAGTAAGAAATAGCCGTGACCTAAATAATAGCAATAAAGGAGCTATTATGGGCAAAGTTATTCCGTTCCCTGGTACTAAATTATCAGACGAACAAATTGAAAAGAATAGGAAGCTTGATAAGCAAGAGCAACTTAAAGAGCATATAGTTAATACTTCATTAGATATTAGCTTAGGTGTATTCAATAAGTTTGATATGTCTCATCTTCCTCAAATAATGTTTAATGATACTAACAAAAAAGACTTTGTTCTGATTCATGAAGCTATTAAGTCTGCCATATGCAGATTATATAATGTAAAGCATGAGCTACAAGAGGTACAACATGATTGTATTGACTTAGCATTATCAGACATTGAGTGGTTAGACGACGATAACAATTTTTAAAAAGGTTATTATATTATGATGATACTTGATCTTAATCAGACTATGATTTCTAATCTGATGGCTCAGATTGGTTCACATACTAATATAGAACTAAAAGAAGACTTATTACGTCATATGGTATTGAATGCCATAAGAGGTTATAGGTCTAAGTTCGCTAAAAAGTATGGTGATATGGTTATTGCATGTGATAATAAACAGTATTGGAGAAGAGAAGTCTTTCCATACTATAAAGCACATCGAAAAGCTTGGAGAGAAAAATCAGAGCTAGACTGGAATCAGATATGGACTGCACTAAACAATATAAAAGAAGAGCTTAGAACAGTATTTCCTTATAAGTACATTGATGTAGAAGGTTGTGAAGCTGATGACATCATAGGAACTCTATGCCATGAGTTTGGAAGAGAGTTAAATAATGGAGAGCCTATCCTTATCTTATCAGGTGATAAAGACTTCGTTCAGCTACAAAAGTATGCTAACATTAGTCAATATGACCCTGTAAGAAAAAAATGGGTAAAGAATTCTACTCCTGAAATGTTCTTAATAGAACATATACTTGCAGGAGACAGAGGAGATGGTATACCAAATGTACTATCAAAAGATGATTGCTTTATAAATGGACGTCAAAAGCCATTGCGTAAGACTTTCTTACAAAAAGTAATCGTTAACGGTTCAGGTGATATTAGAGTTGATCTTCCTAATGAAGAGACCTCTAGAAACTATCATAGGAATAGACAATTAGTTGATCTTTCTATGACACCTGATAATTTAAAGATAAATATTCTTAACGAGTATAATAAGCCTGCTAACTCTAGAGATAACTTATTCAATTATTTTATTGAAAAGCGTCTTAAGAACTTAGTAGAGCATATTGGAGAATTTTAATGGTAAAAGGTGTATTTGAAATATTCAATGAAGCCGCTAAATTAAAAAGCGTTAAAGCTAAAGCAAAGTATCTTCAAGAAGAAGGAGATATGTTTGCTATAAGAACTATATTACAAGGATGTTTTCATCCTGCGATCGAGTTTCTACTACCTGACACGGTACCTCCTTATTCCGAAACTGACGGAACTCAAGTAGAAACTCGTTTGCACTCTATGGCTAAAAAGCTTGATCTTTTTATAGAAGGCGGACGACCTGTAGCAACTCAAACTAAAAGAGAGATGCTCTTTATCGAAATGTTAGAATCGATCCATCCTGAAGATGCTAAGATATTACTTAATATGGTTGTAAAACAACCACCAGTAAAAGGCATCACTAAGGCAGTAGTTAAACAAGCATTCCCAGACTTATTACCTGCTGATGGCGCAAAATAACGAACCAGATTATTTCGATAGTTATACAGGGATAAAAAACCATTCACAGTCATTAAGTGGATGGTATCCTGCTGTGCATGAGACCAGATTACGTCTGAATTATACTTACTATAATTCAAAAGAGATTATGGAGCGTATTTTTAATTGGTACGCTAAAATTGATCCAGATGGAAGACTATTTGATTATACTGTTATAGATGATGGTAGTCAAGATGTTCCTATAACTGAGTGCGATATTCCAGATTGGTGGACTGTTCTTAGAATAGAAGAAGACTTAGGATGGAATAACGAAGGAGCAAGAAATTGCTTAATGCGTGATACTCAGAATGAATGGAACCTAATGATGGATTCTGATTGGGTAATAACAAAGAGATGTCTTCATCGTATCACAAGAGAGTTAGTTTTTCTAGCTAAAGATACAGTTTACTTTCCAGGCAATTTTGGACCTAAAGTAGGAAGAAATTCTTACTTATGTACTAAGACTGAGTTCTGGGATAGAGGTGGCTATGATCAATGCTTTATAGGTTATCATGGAGTAGATTATTCTTTCTTAAGATTTAACTTAAGATATGACTACTCAGAGCTATTCTGGTTTGTAAGATTAGTAGAAGACGTAGTTGACCCTAACGATAAAAATAGAATGGAGCAAGTAAAAAGGTTCCATAGACGTATGATAGAGTTAGAAGAACAAGGCTATGGTCATAGAGACAAGCATGACAAGCAAGACTTCATATGGACTGACTTAGATATGAAGGAAAAACTATGGAAAAATATTGAGTATAAACAGTTGAGGTTTTCATGATCCGTGTATATAATATAGGTATATTAAGGAGAAAGATATGAAAACATTAATTATACAAACTCAATATAGAGAAAACTACGCAGCTCATAACAGAGATTATGAGCATGGTGTCGATGAACCTCATTGGAAGTTCAAAGGCGGAACTACTTATTACGTTTCAGATTTAACTGAACGTGATATTAACTATATCGCTAATAACGGTATACCTTCTTTAACTGCTCTTATAGAGTTTTCTAATGAAGCTAGTGAAGAGTATATACTTAACTGGGAGATAGTTGACGATGGTCCTTATGCTCATTGTGAGAAATGGGAGACTCCTGTAGAGTTCTACTATCATAGAGATGAAGATATCGCTAGTTGCGAATGGAGATGCAGAACTTTTAGAACTAATGATCCTGAGTATACTACTTGGGATGAAAGAATTAGAGCTAGAGCTGAGCAATGGACTCCTGGTCTAGCTGGTAATAGAGTAGATGGTTCTTATAAGTGTCAGTATAAGACTAAAAACGGATGGTTCGATATGAATCATCCTCAACTAGAGCAAGAGCTTAAGGAGGATGTAGCGTGAATATATTTGTTTTAGATAAAGATGCTAAGATAGCTGCTGAGATGATGTGCGATAAGCACATCGTCAAGATGATAATTGAAACTAATCAGATACTTAGTTGTGTGATTGATAAATGCGGTACTGAAGGACGTTCTATAGAATTAGAACTAGCCCAGTATCCTAAAGCGCATGCTAAGCATCCATGTACGTTATGGGCTATGGAGTCTTTTTATAACGCTAAATGGTTAGTAACTCATCTTAAGTATATTGAAAAAGAATATGCTAAGCGTTATCCTAGAAAGACTCATAAGTTAGATGGTAATCATGCTATCTATGATAGAGAGATAGATGATTGTGCATTTGCAGAAGAGTTAGTAATGACTCCTTTTGCTCAAGCAATGCCTGATCCTTATAAGGTTGAAGATGATGCTGTAGCTGCTTACAGAAAGTATTACTTAATGGATAAAGGTAACTTCGCTGTATGGAAGCTAGAAACGCCTCAATGGTTTATAAATGGCAGAGAGGCTATGTTAAACGTGTTAAATAAGATGGCTGCATGAAGAAAATATTAGCAGATTGTGATGGAGTATTGCTTGACTGGGCTTACTCCTTTGAAAAATGGATGAAGTTTCATTTCGATCTAACACCAGTCGATAGAACAAAGTATGATATAGGTGAGAGATATCAGACTGATTGGAACTTAAAACGCTCTGATAAGTTTTATTTACCTAGAGTATTTTGTAATAGTAGTAGAATAGCATCTTTAAAGCCAGAGAGAGACGCTGTTAAGTACGTTAAAAAGATGTACGAGGAATATGGTATAACTATAGATGTAATTACTTCTTTAAGCTTAGACCCTGAGACACAACGTCTGAGACGTATGAATCTACGTAATGTCTTTGGTGATGCAATTGATAGAGTTGTATGCTTAGACACTGGAGCAGACAAGAATGATATCTTAGAAGAGTGGAGAGATACAGGATTATATTGGATAGAAGATAAAATGGCCAACTGTTTAGCTGGACATGAAGTAGGCTTAGAGCCTATAATAATGAGTCATCTATACAATAAAGATGATAAGAGTGATGTTGTTACTAGAGTAAACTCTTGGAAAGAGATTTATGATATGGTTACAGCAGATATAGAAAATCATATTGCAGATAAATATTAAGATGCCTACTTACGTATTTGAAAATAAAAAGACTGGTGAAGTTACAGAGAAAT